TCACTCACCACCTTCGAGACATGCCGGGCGGTAATCTTGCCTTCTGGAGCTGTCTCAATAACCATTTCCCACGCTTCTTGTTGGGCTTCAGCGGTTTCAAGTTTGGTGAGGGGGCGGATTTGGGCTTCGTTGGCGGGTTGAATGTCTCCAATTGGAGACAAAACATCCTGAACGCTCGCCGAATCAATCAAGCGATAGGCGTGAGCCTGTCTCATATCCCACCTATCCTTACAATATTCTTCAAAGGTGGCGTGGGTCTCACGATACAGGCGGGAATCCCGGATCGTAGCAAGGGCGCAGCCCACTTGATAAAAAGTCCGGAGGCCCGGCTCAATAATCCCCTCCATCTCCTGCAACTCAGTCTTTTCCGTCAACGACAGCTCTTCCACTTTCGCTCCTTTATCTCACTGAAATCATTCAGGGTATACCGAGGTATACCAGAAACACTTTTACTGCGCCCCTTGACATCAATAGATCCGCTAACTCTCTGATATTCTTAGGTATACTAATGTAACACCAGAAAAACTGCAAAGTATCCCAAGGTATACGTGACACGGCAAAAAAATTTAGCTACCATGCTTCTCCAATAGATCACGTAACTTTTTATCTATATAAGGTTCTGCCATGAAAACATTGCCCAGGGTTTTCTGCATCCCTTCTAAAACAAAATCAAACGCAAGCTCTGCACGGGTCTTTCCCACCAGGGTGCTCAGTTTTTCCAAAAATGCCAGGAACTCGTCAGAGCATGGGATTGACAGGCGCTGCCTCTTCTTTCCGGCAACAATCGGTTTAGCACTGAAATCCAGCTTCAATTGCTCCATCACCTCCTACCTATTCTCCGAAAATAATTGTTCAATACTCAGATCGAGCTTGGTAGCCAGGCCGGCCATCACCGCCCCGTTCCGCCGGCGGCCTTTGATGGTGTTAGACACAGTCACAATGGACCGGCCGTCTGACAGATCGGCCAGCCTTATCCCGTTTAACACCATCATCGACTTCCGGATCTCGGGCAATAAAAAGCCGTGCTCGACCATACAGTCAAACACGGCTTTATTTTTGTTTTGAAAACTTTTTAATTTCGTGCTATGGATTAATTTTTTCAGAATTCCCAACTTTTACACCTCTTACGAAAGGAAACATCATGAAAGACATCCTCATCGTCGTAGGACCCTCGAAAGCGGATACCCACCCCGCTTACATAGAATTACAAAAGGAAGCAGACAGATATGGCACAGAATCAAGACAAATCCTTTACACAACGTTTTTACTATCCGGCCCCAGCTCCTTTGAACGTGCCAAAGTTTTAGGCGATATCGCTCACCGACATAATTTTCAATTCGCGCTATTCGAAATCGAGCAGGTTCTTCAGGTCCCTGAGCCCAATCCGGACCAGGGTGGGAGGTTTCCGATTCGTTGATTTCCATCTTTTCAGCTACGCCAAGGTTGGGCATAATGAACCTCCTGTTTAAAGGTTTAACCCGGTGTGAAAACTCGTTCTTAGTGATTAATCATTGCCCTATTCACTGGCCGATATCGAAAACCGACTCAGAGCTCTGAGCAATTCTCTCATAGAGGTCGTTGGCGCGGTCGAGAAGACGGGATGCACTCCAGCCATGTTTCCTTGTGAAACTGTGGAGAATATCAACATCACGTTGGGATTCTACTGTGGGTTTAGACATCCATGTTGTTATTCCTCTTTCTTCTGGCATAAGGTATTGCATAAGAATCCTCCTGTTTTAATGTTTTAACCCGTTTGATTAATTGTTTTCTGTACGCCTGATTATCGTTGTTAAACTAATTTGCCACCTGTGTCAAGAAAAAAATGCACTTGTAACAAATAAATCGAAAAAAAGTTTAGAACAGCTATCAATTCTTATCGGAATTCCCAGGAAAGCATGGGTGCAGGGTCTGGCAAATTGGCTCCAGGTCAACCGCACAACAGTTAGTACCTGGTGTAGAGAAGGAAGGGGGATACCACAAAAACATATCAAAAACATCGAAGCCCGAGGCTACCCACGTGAACAATGGTATATCGAAGAAGAAATCATAGAAGAATTGACATTGGGTGATCAAGCCAGCGCAGAAGTCATCCGTGGAGGCGTCATTGTGCCGGAGGATCCCTACAAGCCCAAGGCAGATCAACCCCTAAGCCTGGTGGGGGATCGTGACGCCCGGGATCGCTCCGACATCGACAAACATCACGTTACCGCTCTAATTGAAGGTGACAATACGGAATATATCGATACGCTGCGGTATATTTTAAAATCGGGTGACGAAATAACTAAGCTGGCCATCAAGGGCAATCTTACCGCATGCGCCAATCACATCAAAACGAAGGATAAAGTGGAAGATTTAGAAAGGGAGGTACAGCGACTAAGGAAATCTATCGCCTCGTCACCCAATCCCGGGAAGGATGGGACAGACGAGGCTTAATTAGGCAAATAGGCAATATATTCTATGTGATTTTTTGACAACAATCAACAATCCCGCCCGCCTCGCCTGAAGGCGAAGCCGATGGCGGGCCGGCAACAATCAACAATCCAATGCCTGTCCATACCAAAAAAAACGGTCTCGTCTACTGCGTCTACTATGACAACGGTAGACGGGTGTGGGAGCCCTTTGGCCGGGGTCCCAATGCCCGGCCTTCGGCAAAGGCCCGGGATATGGAGATCAAACTCGAAAAACAACGGGGGCAATGGGCGCCCATTGCCTGGGGCATTTCCTATGGCCGGCTTATGGAACAGTATATCATCGCCCGCCGCCGCGAGTTGGCTCCCAAGACATGGGACGGCATCCTCAGGGCCGTCACCCAATACGCCAACCCGGTCATCGGCAAAGTGCCCATTAACCAGATCAATATGAATCACTGGCACCGGATCCAGAACGGCATGATCGATCGCGAGATCAAAAACCGGACCATTAACACCTATTTCAAATATATCTCATGGCCCCTCACCTGGGCCGTCAACGAAAACGACGACCTCCTGAAGGAGCACCCCTGGACCAAACGAAAGGCCCTCAAAGAGGCTAAATACAATATTGGCCTGTTCTCTTTAGCCGATTTCCTCAAAATCATGGCCGTGTCCCAGCCCCACCTGGCCTGGATCATAGAATTGGCATACTATACCGGGGCCAGACCCGGCCCCAAAGAACTGTTCAGCCTTACCTGGGACCGCATCGATGACATCCGATCGGCCATCCTCATAGACAGCGCCAAACAGGCCTCACAAAACAGCAACCCGACCCGGTGGCAATACCTGCCCCCGGCCTATATCAAACGCCTGCGGCGGTACCAGACCCACACGCAGCGAAAATATCCCCACTGCCGGCACATCTGCCACTACCGGGGACAACCCGTCCGATCCATCAAGACCGCCTGGCGCCGAGCCAAAACAGAGGCCGGGATCACCGAACGCATACGCCTCTACGATATCCGCCACTATCACATCACCTACGCCCTGGCCGCCGGCGCCGACATAAAAGAATTAGCCGATCGCGTGGGTCACACCACCCCCAAAATGATAGTCGATGTCTACGCCCATCTCGCCAAAGACATCCTCAAAAACCAGCCCCACACCCTCCCGAATCTGCACCAAAATCAGCTCCCGGAGACCAAAATGGTAGACGCAAACAGTAGACGCAAAAAAAAGGCCGTCTCGAAAAACGGCCTAAGTACCTGAAATTTTTGGTGGAGCTGAGGGGGATCGAACCCCTGACCTCATGACTGCCAGATAGGGTCATGGGTGGCTGTGGGCGCTAAGTTGTTGAAATCATTAACCCGCCGTTGGAGACTTACCCGGAAAAACAGGTTGAAAAGAGGGTGGATGGTAGACCAATGGTAGACGGAAGGATACCCAAACGTGGCTACTTAATAGAAAGAACATTGATCACTTTAATGGCCTCGGTCAGCGCATCAGCGTTTGACTGTTGGCCGTCCAGCGTGATTCTTATGTCTCCATCTCCTGTCTTCTCCAACTCAAACCCCTTGATGTGCTGATCGCCTATGCGGGTGTACTCCACGTTACCTGTGTCAGGATTGAAGCTGATACTTGCACATCCCATACAAAGCACGATTGCACAAATCAAAACAATTATCTTTTTCATTTTAATCTCCTTATGGTGCTGTAATTACATCTTTTTTATTTTCCGGATCAGCAGATCCAGCGGCAAACGCCCTTACTGAATGATACACGTACCATGCCCGAAATGAACACATACCATCCTCTAAGCATACTCGCCTAAGTTCTATATCCCCTTCCAGTCTGTAGCGGATGTCAATTAACTGCATCCGTAATAATTGATAAATAGCATCGTGAACCAATGACCCGCGCATAAACGTCAGGGTATCCCACGTTGGTCCCGAAGGACCATTCCAAGCATACCCATGACTGATTACCAGCTTCCCGTTTTTCGTGAGGGTCAGGAAATGCGTAGAAATATCCTCTTTTGGGAATATCGCAATCTGTATGCTGTAATCTGCAACGATCTGATATTTATAGCCTGCTTTATATTTGATTTGAGGTTTCATTTGAAAGGTTGTCTATTATCAGAGTAGATAAATATATTCCCCACCCTTCCGCGTCCATCTCTGTGTCCGGTCCTTTGGCCGTATGTCAACATGCCAGCCCGGCGTACTGTTCCCGTTCCAGGTCCAATCCGGGTAAAACCCCAGCCCGGGAAAGCCCACCCGGGCCACTTCGTAATACTGCAGCCGCACTGGCGCCCCGGTCATAAAATGAAAATCAACGGCCTTACATCCCATGGCTTTCAGGTGATACGACCGGGCCGCGTGCCCGTGCGCCCCGTCAACATCCACTGCCCCGCCCACGGCCCAGTGGATCACCATGGGCCAGCCGGTCTGGATCCGCAGGCGCACAATCAGCACCAGGAACGCGGCATCGATCAGATCCCCACTCGCCTCCCCATATCGCGGATCCTGAAACTCACTCCGCGTAAAATGCTCGATTCTGTCCCAGGCTATCATGGCGTTATCCTCCGCTGTCGTGTGGTTTTGTGCCGTTCCGAATATCGAGACGCAGGTCGGTCACCTGAGTCATCAACTTGTCCTGCTTGTCTGATATTTTGGCCAATGTGCTATCGTAACTCGTGAATATCCGGTCCTGGCTGTAAAAGAAAATCGCGTTGAAAATGCCTACAATCCCGACCGCAATGGTCAATATGGTGAGAAAGAGTTTTGTGGAGACTTTTTTCTCAATCGCCGACCAGACGCGTATGGCCGTAGCGTCGTGATCTTCTCGACTTTTCTCCAAATTTTCAATCGCTTTATCTACTCCCGTGTGCATACTGCATGGCGGGCGATCCGCTGCGGCTGTCATAATATCCCTCGATTTGTTCTCCTGTTTTTCCTTATGTGAATGTAAAATACTTCCCTACCTGCTTAACCGTTGTATAAAAAGGCAACTCATCCTTATACGCCTCGATCTGTTCGACCAAGACCGTTGAACTTGTGAACAACACATGGTGTTCCTTATCCATCTCAAACTGTAGCTGAAGGCATGGCAATGTTTTATGATATCTACTCGGCTGTATCCGATAGCCCAGCACTTGAATCTCTTTATTAAACACGTCTGCAATCTTGACCTTAGCGCCATCAAGGGGCCGGTGATCTCCTGCAAAATCCTTAAACTGTTTTCTTTTAGGCACAATTTAATCTTGCCTCCAACTGCTCAATTTGCAGGTATGTTGTCAGGTTATGGGCATTGGCCCATTTGAGCCAGCCCTTTGTCGACGCCAGAGATCCACGGTATTGATCTATTGTGATCTTTCCCTTAGCTAATAGCCACGGTAGGGCTTTCAACCGTTTCTTGACCCGTTTAGCCGTAGATCTCCGGACTAACATATATTTCGGAAAATGCCGGTAGCCCAGGAAGTCAACACCTCTTGAGACAGGGAATAGGTCACACTTGCTAAATGTCATCTTTAGCCTTGTCAATATAAAATCCCTGATGATCCGCATCATATCGTTGAGGTACTTCTTGTCATCATGGAACAGGCAGAAATCATCACAATATCTGATATAGTTCTTGACGTGGTGTTCGTGCTTCAGGAATTGATCCAACTCATTCAGATAGAGATTGCCAAACCATTGGCTGGTAAAATTACCGATTGGGACGTTTTTCCGGCCGGGGAATGAATAGATGATGTTCTTGATCAGCCACAACGTGTCTTTGCACTTTATTTTCCGCCGAACTATCTCATAAAGGATGTCGTGGTTTACGGATGGATAGAATTTGGAGATATCTAATTTAAGGCAATATTTGTATTTTCTGACAAATTCCATAGTCTTCCTGCTTCCGGCATGTATTCCCTTGCCTTTTCGGCAGGCATACGAGTTGTGAATGAACATGGCATCCCATATCGGTTCTATAATGTTCATGAGTGCGTGCTGGATGATCCGGTCAGGATTGAAGGGTAATATATAAATCGTACGTTCTTTTGGTTCGTAGATCTTTTTCTCTTTGTATGGCGCGGTACGAAACGTTTTATTGACCAGGAGACGTTGAATATTGAACATGTTCTCATCAAATTTCATGTCAAAATACTTGATGGTATTCTGCCAGGTCTTTCCTTTCCTGGCGGCCTTATATGCCTCGTAGATATTGTGGATATCTGTTATTTGGCCCCAAAGATTTCCGTGTCGTCTCATGGTGTAATGGCCCAGGGAGCTTTCGGCCTTTACCTACTAACTCCCCTCGCCCTCCGTCATGTATTTTGCTCCGTGGCTTACGCCCCGAAACATGGCCGGTAGATCCAGCCAGGAGTTTTGCTCAAACCCTGTATCCGCGCAACCGCGCCTGCCGATATTCGTATTCGTATTCCAGCGATAGTTATTCGCATTACGACAGCGGGACCTGCAATTCGTCCCATTATTCCAATTACCGCCTGCATGCAGCCGCACGACCTACCAGCCGTGATAACGCGCCTGCGGCGCGCTCGTGATACGTGATATAGTGACATCGTTATAGTGGCTCCGCGCAACCGCGCCCGCCGATAATCGCAGCCGTATACCAGCGATAGTGATACGCACTACGACAGCGGGACCCGCAATTCGTCCCATTATTCCAAGCACCGCCCGCACGCAGCTGAGTATTGCCATAATAATTAGGGGCAATCCCATAAGTGTAAAAAGACCCCTTAGCTCCATCAAGGTCGACCCAGTCTCCAGCATGAGTTCCATCATCAAGCCTTGCAGCTGGAGTGACCAACCACTGATACAGAGCCCCACAACAGTCCTCACAGCCGATATTGCTGATCATCCGGCGAGATGCGCTATCAGAATGCCCACCCGTGGTTACGGGATCAGAGTCACCATTAATATTGGTTTCCTCATTGCTTCCGCCAGCGATCAACTGAAACTCTGGATCTCTCAGCATTCGCTTTCCAACGGCCCCGTAATCATCCACGAAATCCATCCAGTTACGGGTGTCTGAAATCGTTCCGCCATTGACACTCACAGTAGAAGCCCCTGTTCCGCTTGCCAGATAGATGTCCACCCAGACCTGAGCTTCCTCACTCCAGACCATACCCGCATTGCTTCCGCACCTGGCCCGGTGTTTCAGGTCCCAGACCGATTGTGGCAATATCCCGTTTGCAGGATGGTCGGTCAGTGTATGCCCGCCAATCGTCCCAGCCGCAGCACAGATCGTATGAAACCCACCGATCTTACGGCTCGTGTTGGCATTATAACCGCTTGGATAGGTGCTGGCCGCTGAAATGAGAAAGACCAGAGACCCTGAATTGTCACACGCATACACATAATAATCCGTCCCCGCCGCAACAGCCCCGGTGTCCAGATCCGCCCCGGTGTCCAGATCCGTGTCTGTATCGATGTAAAACCACTTGTCATTAATCAGTAAGGGGATTCGATTCGCCCCCTTGACCGTGACCTCGTCAGCATCTTTATATTCGATGATCCGATCCAGCTTGTTCAGCATGAAGTTCGCTACAACAGCCCCGAGTAGGGCGTTCTGCGATTCAATCTGTGTTATCAGTCTATTTGCCATCTGTCACCACCTCCTTCTCCGTCACCAGATCATCCACAGCTTTTTTAGTTGCAAATCCTTTCTGTTTCCACACCGGATTCGGATTGTCTATTTCTTCCGTGACGAGATTTTTGTCTTCTTCCGAACCTGAGACAACTCTGATTACTTTAGCGTCATCAATCACCTGTAATCGTTTCAGGTCCGCCAATGCCTGCGTTTTATATTCCGGCATGTCCATCAGGTTGTTAAAATCTCGTTTGTTCGCTATATGTTTAGGATATCCACGCATTTATATCGCCTCCTTATGAGTAATTAACAACGTATCTAATATCTTTTGTGGCTCCCAATCTGTTTTTGATTGCTATCCCTGTACCCGCATCATACACGCAAAGGTTGCCATCCGTATCCGCCCCGACCGCGTTGGCCGAGTTAGATATCACCGTTACGACTCCCGCTGCGGTAAACCGAAATTCAATATATTCCTCGTTATCCCCGGCCATCGCTTGTCCCCAGCCGGAAACGGCTGTAGTCAGCACGATCTCTGCATCATCAGCCACCGATTCGGAAACCATATTACCGCTATCCAGCCGCACCTCTACCCCTGCATCATCCTTTTTATATATCCCCCCACCTGCTTTCGGGTAAATAGCTATTTTGTCGGTTGATGGTGTACCCGGCGCGGCTTGTTCTTCTAATATTATCCTTGACATAGTTGCTCCTTATCCTACGAGTATCATCATGCCCGTTCCCTGAATCTCTAAAATATCAGTTCCTTCCACGCTATATTCATCCCCGCCGATGAAGCTGCGGCCCGTGGGGATCGTGAAGTCCCCTGACGAAGCAATAGGGACATGATGGGATACTGTGCCCAGTTCGTGATTCGCGGCCCCATCACCAATATAGATCTGCTTAGTGTCCGTGCTGAACCCGAATTCGCCGGCGTTAAGCGTCGGGAGTGACGCGTTTGCGCCTCTTTTTACCTGTATTGTGTTTGCCAAGTTTGACCTTCTCTGTTAATTCGCCGATTAAAGTATCTTTTTCGCGGATCACATTATTCAATGTCTCTATTTCTTTATCCTTTGCAGGGATTAAGTCTTCGAGCACGGCTTTATCATTTCTGACCTTAACCAGCGCAGCATCCAACCGGCGATTATTCTCCTGGTAAAGGGCATTAGATTTCTGGAGCTCCTGTTTCTCGGCCTCCATCTCCGACCTCGCCTGAGTGACGTCAGATGTCGCTGCACTCAAGGCCTGTGTTTTTTTTAGCATACTATCTAACAGCTTTTCATAATTGATCGCCTTGACTGCCTGTTTCCCTAATTCAAATATCAGGTCGTCAGTGTCTACAACCGAGGGAAACCGCTCCTTGATCAAGGGTTCTTCCTGTGTAATCGTTGCGTCGTCCATAATTGTATCGCTCCTTACTGATTCCTGGATACTGGATGCTGGATACTGGAGTCCTGCATCGTCCATCCTGCATCGTCCATCCTGCATCCAGCACACTTATGCAAAGGCCCCGCCGTCAATCGTACTCCCACTGTGCAGCAGCGTATTTGCTCCTGCGCCATGGACTCCGGTGGTTGCCGCATCGTGGTCAAAAGCCCAGTCACTGTTAGGCGCCTTTCCTGTTTCTCCATTGCTCGGAGATGCTTCTAAATAAGTGGCTGCAAAAGCCACAAACTCAAGCGCTGTTTCACCAGCATTAACGCGGGTTATCTTCAAGCTTTCACCGCTATAACTCGCTGGTGTATCGCTCAACCCGACAAAATCTGCCACGGGAGCCGCCGCGCTTGAGAACTGCGTAAAGGTAAGAGCGGTTGTATCAACCGTAATGGTATCATTCGTGGTAAGAATCCAGCCCTCATCACCGTTAGCCGTACCCTGCTCGATGAAAGTAAAAGCCCCGGCGGTCACCTCTGCATCTGCATCAAAGTCCGTTGCCCTGGTTAGGATAAAAGCAACGCCCGCCGTTCCCTCGGTCGTGACCTTGTAAATACCGTTATCAGCGCCCGTGACCTGGTCTTTAACCAGAATTCGATCGTTGAGAACAGTGGCTACTCCATCAACCGTCAAAATACCCACCGCATCTGCCGTCAGCGTTTTCCCCACTCCCGACCCCGCCGCAGTACATGCAGGCAATGCCGCGGCCGTGGCCAATTTACACGAAGCATGAAGATCGAGGCCGCTCAATGTAGCATCAACATAATTCTTGGTTGCCACGTCTTGATCGGCCGTAGGGTCCACAACCCCCGTAATCTTATGAGTATTTATCGCAAAATCAGCGCCGGCCTGACCGGATAAAATTGCCATAATCTCCGCGCCTGTAAGGGCGGCGATGTCTCCGGCCGTCTTACGACCGACGATTCTCTGTTCCGCCACCGTAACCGCGACAGGGGTGTCATCCGTAACCGCTGCCAACAGAGACTGCGCGTCAAACAGGGCATGCATCAAAACTTCGTGATTTGCCGCTCCATCACCAATATGGATCTGTTTGGTGTCAGTACTGAAACCGAACTCTCCCGCTGCCAGTGTCGGCAGAGAGGCGAACGCTCCACGTTTTACTTGAATTGTATTTGCCATGATTTATTCTCCTTTTGCTTTATTTATTCGTTATTTGGGCCTTTCCCTAATAACTAATAACCAATAACTATCTCAGAAACTCCCGCCATCAACAGCTTCCGCCTCATCTACGATGTCACTTTCATCTGCGTCATAAACCGACTTACGCATCATTTCATCGTCTATTTCCTTCTGAAGGTTATCCACCGTTGTCTCTAACTCCGTCATGCTTATGGTTGGAGCCGTGGCAACATCAACCACAGTCCCGGTCGTAGGCGGAAGGACTTGCATGGTACTGTCCTTCAACAGCCATGCGCTGTTAGTCAGCTTGTTCACCCAAATAACAGCGTAATCATAGTCAGCGTCCGCGATAGTTGGATCACGTTCCCTGATCAGGGTTGTCTTTGTCGGTAATAATAGATCCCATCGTAAGGTCATACCATCTTCCTCAACACCAGGGCCGCGCAGGTAAACAGGTTGTCGGGTAGTATCTTTTGTTTCAATTTCTCGATATGTTCGTGCCGGCGCGGGTCGTCTGCGGCGTACACTGTGCTGTTTTCGATGTAATAGGCCCAGGGGTCCGGGATGTCGTAATCCAGATCCCCGACCGGTACGGCCACATCGGCCACGGCCTCCACTATCTCGTACAGCAGGTCCCGGTGAAAGGTGCGGTTATGGGGCCTCCATCTCCGACCTCGCCTGAGTGACGTCAGATGTCGCTGCACTCAAGGCCTGTGTTTTTTTTAGCATACTATCTAACAGCTTTTCATAATTGATCGCCTTGACTGCCTGTTTCCCTAATTCA